GAGATATATAAAGGTAATAAGGATAGGATTTTAATTGTAATTAATGCTAAAGTAAAAGACCGTCAACAAGCTGACTCATTTATTACAATATGATTATAGATAACTTCCTATCTCAAAAAGACTGGGAGTATTGTTATGAGTACTTTAAACAAGGGTACTGGCAGTTTCCAAATCTAAGTGGTGTACAAGGTAATCAAGGTTGGAGAATATTTAACCCTGAGGTAGAAAAGAATATAGGTCAGGTTCTTTACAATGCTTTAAGTAAACATAACTTTAAACCCTATGCTATTAAACGAGTAGGTATAAATGGAGCTACTACTTTAAACGAATCTCATCTTCATAGAGATGGTCCTTCTGGGGACTTAAGTTTAGTGTGGTTTGGTTCTAAAGATTGGGATAAGTCTTATGGTGGTAACCTTAAGGTCTATACTAAGAATAACTTGACAGAACCTACCATTATAGAGTATAATAGTAATAGGGCTGTAATATTTGATTCTAATCTATTACATATACCTGACACCCCTAATGTTAAAAACATATTAAGAATTACTGTAGGATTACATTTAACTCCTGCATCCGAATGGAATTACCAATATATACCGAGAGATAACTAATGGCTTTATTTACAATAACTGCACAAAACTTTGTAACCCAAGATATAAAAAAGATTATTTATAATTCTACTTTAAGTACTCTTGTTTGGGAAGATGGTTCTAATGTACTAAAAGAAGTAAAAGTACAAAGCCCTGTTAAAGAACCTGCAAAGATTGAAAAAGGTAAACGTAATCTAAAAACTATTAAGATTCAATTAGGTTTATCTTGTAACTTTGAATGTGAATATTGTAATCAAAGATTTGTACCTCATGCAGAAGAGACTAATCCAGAGTATGTAGATACTTTTATTAATAATATGGATAGTTGGTACAAGGGTGATGGTAAAGTTAACTTTGAGTTTTGGGGTGGAGAGCCTTTTGTTTATTGGAAAACATTTAAACCTCTTGCAGAAAAGTTAAAGTTAAAATATCCAGATTCTACAATGTCAGTAATTACTAATGGTAGTTTACTAGGCAAAGAAAAGAATGACTGGTTAGAGTTATTTGAATTTGCAGTATCTATATCTCATGATGGTCCTGGACAACATGTAAGAGGACCAGACCCATTAAATGACCCTGAATCTAAAGCAGGAGTTATAGATTTATATAAAAGATTAGCACCTTTAGGTAAACTTAGTTTTAACTCTATGATTAATTCTAAGAATATAAGTAGAGTTGCTATTCAAGAATGGTTTGAAAACTTTGTTACTACAGAAATAGGACCTGAGTACTTACAATACCTTGGAATAGGTGAAGGTACTTTTGTAGATGCTTATGATGAAGGTGGATTAGCCACATCATTATTACATGAAGAAGAAGATATTAACTATAGAAATATAGCTGCAGCTGAAATAAGAACTAATAAAGCTAATAGATTTGGTGTTCTTGAACAAAAGTCTTTAAACTTTATTAAAGGTCTTTATGAAGGTAAAAGAATAGAAGCATTACCACAAAAATGTGGAATGGATAAAGAAGATAATATTGCTATAGATTTAAATGGTAATGTTCTTACTTGTCAAAATGTAAGTCCTGTATCACATAATCCTGCAGGTATTTCACATCATATAGGGCACGTATCTAATTTAGAAGCTGTGGAAATTAAAACAGGAACGCATTGGAGTGATAGGTCTGAATGTCCTAATTGTCCTGTAGTTCATTTATGTAAAGGTGCTTGTTTCTTTTTAACAGGTGACTTGTGGGAAGCTTCTTGTAACAATGCTTTTAGTGATAATGTGATTGTGTTTTGTAATACTATTGAATCACTTACAGATTATTTTCCAATTTACATTGATGGTCCTTTAAGAGAAGATAGAAAAGATTTATTCTGGATTGTTAATGGTAAACCAGAGAAACTCAGAAAACCTAAAAAAGTAATTAGTATTCATCCAATACAATAAAAGGTAAGACTACAGAGGAATTAAAATGGCACTAACAACTCAAAATGTAAATGAAAAGTTACACTCTCATGAAGAGATATGTGCTATTCGTTATGAGGCAATACATCACAGGCTAGATAAACTAGAAAGATTAATGATGAAAGCTGTTTGGTCAACTATGACAGTTATGTCAGCAGGGATAGGTGCATTATTTTTAATACTCTTAAAATAGCAGTACACAAGTTTAAAACAGGAGAATTTATCGATGAGTTGTTTTATATGGGTGATTGGTACAGTAGTAGTGTGGGAATTAGTTTTAAAGAAAGGCTTGACAAAAAGCAACGAGCTTTTGAAAAGTCATATAACCAAACTAAAACTAAAATTAAAAGATAAATTAAGGAACTGGCTAAATGATTAACGTTTTACTACCTTTAATTTCTACAGTTATTGATAGAGTAGTTCCAGATAAGAATGGTGCTGAGAAAGCAAAGCAAGCTATAGAAGCAGAGCTTATTGCTAATGCTACACAACTTAACTTAGCTCAAGCTGAGACTAATAAGATTGAAGCTGCACATAGAAGTGTCTTTGTAGCAGGATGGAGACCTTGTTTAGGTTGGGTTGCAGCCTTAGGATTTGCATGGATATTTTTACTAGGTCCTATAGCAGAATGGTTAGCAGCAGTATATGGAGTAGCTGTACCACTTCCTAAGTTTGATACTAATGCTTTATTAGAACTTACCTTTGCTATGTTGGGTTTAGCAGGTCTTAGAACATACGAAAAAACGAAAGGAATAACTAAATAGTGTCGCCTCATTTTACGTTAGAAGAACTAACATTTAGTAATACCGCAGTAAGATTAGACATAGACAACACGCCAGATGAAGAGGCGTTAAAGAATTTAAAAATACTAGCAGAAGGATTAGAACATGTCCGTACTAAACTCGATGGAAATGCTATACGAATATCTAGTGGTTATCGTTGCCTTGAACTTAATAGGGCTCTTCGCAGTAAAGATACTTCATTTCACGTTAGAGGACTTGCTGCTGATTTCACTTGCCCTAGGTTCGGCAGCATTGATGATGTCATGCGTACTCTTGTTGGCTCTGGGATAGAATGGGACCAATTAATTTATGAGTATGGTTCCTGGATTCACATAGCCTTTCCTGCAGAAGGAGAGATGGCTAGAAGACAAACATTTGCAATAACCAAAGATGGAGTAAGAGCTTATGAGTAAACCTAAGAGTCCTGCATGGACAAGAAAAGAAGGACAGAATCCTAAAGGTGGTTTAAACGCTAAGGGAAGAGCTAGTGCAAACGCACAAGGTTCTAATCTTAAAGCACCAGTTAAGTCAGGAACTAACCCTAGACGAGTTTCCTTTGCAGCAAGGTTTGCAGGAATGGCAGGTCCAATGAAAAAGCCTAATGGAGAACCTACTCGTAAAGCTCTAGCATTAAAAGCTTGGGGTTTTGGTTCAGTAGAAGCAGCACGAAATTTTGCCAACAAACATAAGAAGTCATAATATGAGCCTAGTAGAAAATATAAATAAAAGAAAAAAAGCAGGAACAAGTAGAAGTAAAAAGAAATCTACAGTTAGTCCTAAAGCATATGCAGATATGAAAAAGAACTGGGGTAAAAAGAAAACTAAGAAGAAAGCTTAATGAGTAAAGTAGATGAAATAAGACAGTTAGCAGAAGCTGACTTGCTAGTTTTTATTAAGCTAGTTGCACCACACTTAATGTTAGGTGCTATACACGAAGAGTTAATACAATGGTGGGGTAGAAGTGAAGCTAAAGAAAACCAATTAGTTTTACTACCTCGTGGACATATGAAGAGTAAGTTGATTGCATACAGGACAGCTTGGCATATAACTAAGCATCCTGAAACAACAGTACTCTATGTATCAGCTACAGCAGACTTGGCTGAGAAACAATTATATGCAATAAAACAAATTATTGATTCACCTATCTACAGACGTTATTGGTCTGAGATGATTCACCCTGAAGAAGGGAAGAGAGAAAAGTGGGCAGTAGCAGAGATTGCTGTTGACCATCCTCAACGTAAACTGGAGGGTATTCGAGATGCTACATGTAAAGCTGTTGGTCTTACAAGTAATACTACTGGGTTCCATGCTGATGTCGTTGTACTTGACGATATTGTGGTCCCAGGTAATGCGTACACAGAAGATGGCAGAGATAAAGTTGCCTCTGCGTATTCACAGTTAGCTTCTATTGAGAATCCTGGTGCTTATGAATGGGTAGTAGGTACACGTTATCATCCACGTGATATTTATGACACCATGATAAACATCAAAGAACAACATTACGATGAAGGAGGTGATTTAATATCTGAAGAAGAGGTTTACGAACTTTTCCAAAGAGTAGTTGAAACTGATGGTGAGTTCCTCTGGACTAAACAAAAAAGAGATGATGGTAAGCAATTTGGATTTGATGCGAAAGAACTGGCTAGGATTAAAGCAAAGTACATCGATTCTACTCAGTTCTACGCTCAATACTACAATAACCCTAATAGTACAGAGACAGCTAGAATTAACTCTGATAATTTTCAGTATTATGATAGAGCTGTACTAACAAATAAGGAAGGTGATTGGTATCTACGAGATAGGAAGTTGAACGTGTATGCTGCGATTGACTTCGCTTTCTCGTTAAGAAAGAAGGCTGACTTTACAGCTTTGGTTACTATTGGTGTAGACCATCAAGGTAATTTTTATGTACTAGACATTGACAGATTTAAAACAGAACGAATAGTAGATTACTATGAGCACATTCTAAAAGCTTGGGAAAAGTGGGGTTTTAGAAAGCTACGAGCTGAGACCACTGTTGCCCAACAAACTATTGTAAGAGAACTAAAAGAAAGCTATCTTAAACCAAACGGAATACCATTATCAATAGATGAGTTTAGACCAACACGAAGTCTAGGTGATAAGTTTGAAAGGGTAAGTTCAGTACTTGAACCTAAGTATGACAACTTACAAGTATGGCACTATAAAGGTGGTAACTGTCAATCATTAGAAGAAGAGCTTGTCATGGTACATCCTCCTCACGATGATATTAAGGATGCACTATCTAATGCAATATCAATTGCAGTAATACCTAAGCAAAGGCTAGGAGCTTTTAGTATGGGTAAAAACGTTATGTCACACTCTCGCTTTGGCGGAGTATCTTACTAAGGAAAAATTATGGCAGGTAAAGTCGCACAAATTAGAGAACTATTTGAAGAAAGAGACAGTATAGCTAAACAGCTTACTCATCTTTATAATCAATGGTGGATTCAAAGACAAGAGAAAGAGTCAGAGTGGAGAGAACTTAGAAACTACTTGTTTGCTACAGATACTACTACGACTACAAACTCTAAGCTTCCTTGGAAAAATAAAACAACTCTACCTAAACTTACACAGATTAGAGATAACCTACATGCTAACTATTTAGATGCTTTGTTTCCTAATGATAACTGGATGAAATGGGAAGGAGCAAATCTTAAAGATTCTACCAAAAAGAAACGTAAAGCAATTGAAGCTTATCTTAAAACAAAACTAAAAGAATCAAACTTTAGAGAAACTGTATCTAATTTACTCTATGATTATATTGACTATGGTAATACTTTTGGTGAAGTAACATTTGTAGATGAGAAACATATTGACCCTTTTGATGGTGAAGAAGTAGTTACTTATCGTGGTCCTAAATTAGTACGAGTATCTCCTTTTGATATAATATTTAATCCAACAGCAACTACTTTTGCTGAATCGCCTAAGTTTACACGTTATATAAAAACTGTAGGCGAACTTAAAAAGGATATGAAGTATAGACCAGACCTTAACTATGATGATGCTGCATTTAAAAAGGCTATGGACTTCCGTAGAACTATTAGTTCATTTAGACAAGAAGATGTAAACAAAGCTGAAGCATTTATTGTTGATGGTTTTGGTACACTACAAGAATACTATCAATCAGGTTTAGTAGAAATACTAGAGTTTGAAGGTGATATCTATGATGAAGTTAATGATGAACTTTTAGAAAGACGTATCATTACTATTGTAGATAGAAGCTATATTATTCGTAATGTAGAGAATCCATCTTATTTACGTAGAGATAATAAACATCATGTAGGTTGGAGAAGTAGACCTGATAACCTTTATTGTATGGGACCTTTAGACAATCTAGTAGGTATGCAGTATCGTGTCGACCACTTAGAGAACTTAAAAGCTGATGCACTTGATATGACTATACATCCTCCCTTAAAGATTAAAGGCGATGTAGAACCATTTGAGTGGAGACCAGAAGCTACAATACATATACCAGAAGATGGTGATGTAGAAGCTATGCCTCCTAATGCAGCCGCATTCCAAGTAAATAATGAAATAGGTGTATTACTCCAACTTATGGAAGAGATGGCAGGAGCTCCTAAAGAAGCTATGGGCTTTAGAAGTCCTGGTGAAAAGACAGCTTTTGAAGTACAGCAATTACAAAATGCTGCTTCTAGAATCTTTCAACATAAGATTAATAAGTTTGAAATTGAGTTTTTAGAGCCTGTTCTTAATACTATGCTAGAAATGGCTAAACGTAACTTAGATGTTGCAGAAGTAGCTAGAACAATTGATGACGACCTTGGTGTACAAGACTTCATGTCTATTACTAAGGAAGATATTACTGCTAGAGGTAGATTACGACCTATTGGTGCAAGGCACTATGCAGCTAGAGCTCAGTTAATACAGAATATGTTAGGTCTATTTAACAGTCCTATGGGACAAGTAATAGCTCCACATATCTCAGCTAAACGTCTAGCAGTAATGGTAGAAGAATATATGGGCTTTGAGCAG